CCATCACGATCATTGATCATCATGCAACCAGCGTTTTGCAGTGTACCTAGTAACGCAAGACCAATCTCATCTTGTAGAACACCAGCTCTAACGAAAACAACTGTAGTAGCAGTTTCGACTACAATATCTTTTTCTTCCCCATCATAATTTTTAATAGCAACCGTTCCCTTTTCGATATCATTATCTGATACCCAAGCTTCAGTTGTCACCACCGTATAACAAGGCAACCCTAAATCTGCACACGCCTTTAATAGCATACCAGTAACAATTTCTGGTTTCTTTGCTTTTGAATTAGTTAAGATAAGAACTGTTATCTTATCAGGTATAACTTCCTCAGCTATAAAAGACTTAAAGTTTTCCAAGACACTATTCCCGTTTTTTACCAATATTATATTTTGTCTCTAGTAACCACTCACTTTTTTCTTTAAATGAGATGACTTTAATTTGACTCAAAGGAGCAGACGGTTCTGTTTCTCCCTCAACTTCAACTAATCCCCAATCTTCTAAAAGATTTACGATTGTATTTCTTCTTGCAATATCATTCTCAGATAAATTTGTACCTTTTCCATCCAAAGCAAATAGCTCTTTGAAATGTACAATATAATATCTACCTTGTTTATGCAAAATATGACAGGATTGATATAGTTTCTTTTCTTTTCTAGAAGCTACTCCAATTCGTGACAGTGTTTCTCTAACTTTAAGAAAATCGTCTGGTTCTTTTAGACGAACTTCTAACATTTTGTCTTGTGACCAACTAACCTTTTCCATTTCTTCCACCTTTATTTGTTCTTTGTTTTATGGCAGAAATTTGTTCATCATCTAGTACATCAAGAGCGGCCTTAGCCTTTTCATTATTATATCCATAATACTCTTTTACATACTCAAGATTCTCTAATTTCGTCGCCTTCGCCCAAGGACTAAAACGTTTCCTTGGTCTTAGACTATTTAGGAAAAAGTCAAATTGTAACTTCTTATCTATATTTGGTAGTTGGTTTATCTCATTAACAAACAATATAGTATCTTGAAATGGCATGAGACATTTGTTAACAACAAAAGGTGGATACTTCTTTTCCCACGTTTCATCCTCACTATCCAACAAAGGTTCTTTTGTTTGGTTAATTGCTTTTAGGTAATCTTTCAATTCGTACATAATTAAGAAGCTTCCTCATTATTTTCATAGAACTCAAGGCGCCCATCAGGTGCATCCAAATAAACTTTGAAAACCATACAGGTTCTTAAACGATAACAGCCTAAGTTAATTGGCAGTGCTTGATGCAATCTTTTTGCTGGAAATATCATTAATCTATTACCAGTATAATCTACATGTTTTTCAATTTCTGTAGTATCTTCTTTCCATATTGCTGTTCCACCACCCCAATCTTTTTTCCACTTCATGTCAGGATAATATATCATGGTAAAATCGCCATCATCCCTATGAGGCAGTGGTTCTATACCGTATGTGTGAGCATTGAAATATATTCTACGAAACGTCTTTATTCCACATAAATCATCAAGTTTATATTTATACATGATATGGTGCCACATTGGCATTACCCAATCAAATCCATTTTCTATTAACTCTTTTTCATTATGTCCACCAAACTTGTGCCAGTGATATATGTCGGCCTTGTTATCAGATTTATGGTAATAGTGCCAAGAAAATGATTTTTCGGACATCGTGTCATGAATAATTTGAGCATCATCTTCTACAAACACATTATCAAAAACTTCAATTGTCATAGATTTCTTCCACTATCAAAACCTATGTGGCCGTATGCTTCTTCCATAGACATTTCGGGTGTTGGACGATTGCTTTGTTCTATATAATTTGCATCATTTAAAAGAGTCAAATATCTTCGTAAGTCCCCATCTTGTAACTCACCGATAAAATACTTTCTTGGGTTTTGTAAGAGACAGAACTCATTAACTAATCTTTCAGCATCATAACCAATGACTTCTCTAACTTTATCACGGTCTTTTGTAGTTTGGTGTTTGAAAACAAATGTCCCATAGATGGAATGATATAACCCAGCATCACAAACATATTGAGGAGCTCCATTACTACTAAGGATATCATGAACACCGATTAGATGCTCAAGTAAAGTTCCACCACTATGTGGGAATTTATCAGCTCCTAGTTCAATTAAATATTCAATCTTTCTATCCATCGTTTGCTGCTCCAATATATGTCTTAAACACAATAACACTTCTTAATTCGTAACACTGACGAGAAACCGGCATGGCTTGGTGAGGTGTTTTCGCACTAAATACAATCAAACGATTCCCAACATACGGAACCAAATCCTCACCCACACGGGTTCCACCACCCCAATCTTTCTTCCAATCAAGTCTTGGATAGTATATCATGGTAAAATCACCATCATCCATATGTTCATGTGGTTCAATACCATGTGTGTGTGCGTTCAAGTATATACGCTTGTATACCGAAACATCATATGTGTTCTTAAAGTCATATTTATGAAATGCAGTCTCCCATAAAGGCAATACAAAATCAAATCCATTCTGTATCACTTCATTTTCATCATTACCACAAAGAACATGCCAGTGCTTGTTTACTTGCCCCATTTGAGAGTGGTAATCAAATTTCCAGTAGACTTCTTTCATTTGAAGATGAATCAATTCTGCAATATGATCTTCTAGAACATTATCATATATTTTCAATTCATTCATTTGAATTTTCCCCTGGCCATAATCTCCGTTAGACAAGCAAGCGTGTTGATTTCTTGGTCTGCGACAAACGCTGCTTTATATTGATACTCGCCGAGTATAACAACGATATGGGGAATACAAGAGCCATCCACATAATCGTACAAGTTATCATAAAGACTACGGAACAAGCGAGTGGGATCATTGTCAAGATTGTTAACAACCCATTTACGGACATTAGTAAATTCCTTTTGTTTCATATGACCCATTAGGTCTTTTATATTATCACTTGATATATTTACCAAGATACCAGCGTCTATTTTACCAGAAACAGAATATCTTTGTAATTCATTTAGAACTCTACGCCAATCTGGAAAATGTTTTTGCACCAGTGCTGCAACAGCCTTAGTTTCAAATTCAACATTCTCATCTTTAAGAATTTGTAAAGAACGTTTGAAAAACTCACCAGCAAGTTCTTGTTTCTCATCCTTTGGAATAGAGAAATCATACGTTGGGCATCTTGATATAAGTGCAGGGATAATTCTATTAACATAATTACATGTGAGAATAAATCCACAGTTTGCACTAAACTCTTCGATGAACCCACGCAATGCAGGCTGAGTTGATTGAGGATTGAGATAATCTGCCTCATCCAGAATCAAGTATTTGCGACCACCATGTAGAGACACAGTGGAAGCAAAGTTTTTAATCTTGGTTCTGAGAATATCAATACCTGACTCCTCAGAACCATTGACCATCATATAGGTTAAACCCAACTCATCAAGCACTGCCTTTGCAGCTGTGGTCTTTCCTACACCAGGCCCTCCAGAGAATGTTACATTAGGAATGTTGCCTGCAGCAACAAACTCTTGCAAGGTTTTCTTTAGTTGTTTAGGTAGTACGCACGATTGAACATCACTTGGACGGTATTTCTCCACCCATAAAAATTCTTCCATAATATATATTCCCCTTACTTACCATAATATGATTCTGGTTCAAGGGCAATAAAGTATTCAATATCCACATTTGTATTTTTAAAATGAGAAATCTTTTGAGAACTTACTGAAACATCATATGTCCCAGGCAACAGTTTCAAGTTCTCAACTTTGAACCAAAATTTGTAGTCCAATTCTTCAGTATTTTCCATTACACTCATAGAAAAATGATTGGCAGTATCATTCTTTTTGTCTGTGACTCGAAGACTACCGTTTTCTAAAACCATATCTGGAGCACCAATTACTGCTGCAGCTTTAGTTACATTAGACAAGTCTTCGCCTGTTAAGGTAAAGGTCACATCCGTACTTGGCATTGTGATTTCTCTTTTTACAGTTGTTACAACTGACGGATCACTGTACCAATATTTAAGAGACTTTCGAGAGCCTTCATTTCCCATCATTACAAAATCATTTTGAAAGTCTAATTCTGGACTGTCGAATAATGACATCGCAGCCAAAAATTCATTCAAGTCATAAATTCCAACAGACTTTTCAAAATTCTCTTCAACATTTGCAGTAGCAATGATATTATTCATCGCTGATATAGTTCGCAATGTTGAGCCAGAATTAATCATAAGGTTCTGATTGATTGTAGAATAGTTCTTCAATACAGATACCGTGTTATCACTTAGTTTCATTATCTAGATTCTCCATCTCATTGATATAAAGGGCTATGATACCATAGTGTATCACTTTTAGCAAGTCACTTTTGTTCTTGCCATTCTTTTTTCCGTATCGTTGTGCATATTTCATAATGTTACCGATACAGAAACCTTCGCCATGACCACCATCTATGATGAACTCTGTAGCTTGAAATGCATTCTTGCTGTAGTGCCCATCATAAGTGGAGTCAATGTATTCTTTTAGTCCTTGAAGAATTTCTCCTTCATTGTATTTGTAATTAGGACTCTTCTTTTGCTTTTTGTTCATCATATAAACTTGCCTCACGGTCTGACATATATTTCTTACGTTCATCTTCACTGTCATGAACATTCCAGTTCATTGCAATTGAACGCCTCTCACCTTCGCCAAAGAATGGCATCACTTGATGTTTCAGCCACTGTGGAAACACCAACATGCAACCTTCAGTTGGTTTCACATAATCCTCTGTTTGAGGACGCAGCTGCATTAAATCACGCATTGTGTTAACACCCCAGCACAGATGAGTCCATCCATCAACACCACCAGAGGCATTTTTAATTTCGGGAACATCAGGTGTATCTTTAATGCACTGTGGAACTTTCAACCATAGAAAACCAGAGAGGCCAGCGATAGTTTGTACACCGTGATCATGGAACGGATTATAGTCACCAGCATATGCATGGTTAGTCCAACACTGTGTTACTTGAGCATTCGCATCTCTGTTCAATTGATTAAGATAAGTTGTACCGATCTGATTGAAAACTGTTTGAATTTGTTCTCCAACTTCAGTATCAAATGGAAAATCCAATTGTGCAGATTTATTACTATTCTTTAATTGACCAACTAAGCCATCTGCACGACTTTTACTCTTTGAAATAATTTCATTATCAATGTGTTCATTAAGTTCATTAATAATTATTTCTGGAAACTCAATTCGCATAATACTAAGTGCCGGAAGTGGACGCATTGCAATTTGCAATCCACCATTTGTCGAAGATTCACCAGTGACTTTTGTATATTCTGGCGTTCCTTTTGGGTATACATTACCGCCGGCAGTTCGTACTTTCTTTACTCCGTCCTCTGAATAGAAAATTTCATATTCAGCTTGGGGTTCTTCACTCATTTG